TTGTGATCCAGCCTTCCAAATTATTGCGATCTATGTAAACAGCGGCGTCCCCACAGCATTCGCGCAATCCGGGTGTAGGAGAAACAATAACCGGAATGCCGGAACTCATCGCCTCCACGGCTGTACGCCCCCATGTCTCCTGCCAACTTGGCATAAGAACAACCCATGCCTTGCTGTAAATATCTTTTATCCGATTCGTGTGTGGAATGTAGGTTAAATTCGGAAGTGTCTTATCAATGATCTGCTTGCGGTAGCCACCAATCACACCCATAAACTCAATGTCGGGGCATGCTTTAGCCAGTTGAATGAGCAAATGACCTCCCTTGTTTGAATTCACGTTGCTCAGCAACACATACTGCCGTTTCTGTTGCGCCTTATCAATTCCATACTCTCGATAATCAACCACCGGAATGAAGATTTCCGAATTGGGAACATCTACACCGACTTTGTTTTTGAGACTCTTGGAATTGAAAGCAGTCCATTGCCATCCTTTAATGCGAGGATCGTTCCACGACGCCGTATCCCGGTTCACCGACGTAACATAATTATCGGAATGAACCCAGCCTACAAAAGGAATTCCTGTGCGTCGTGAAATGTACATCAAATTGTTACGATAGGCATACGAGTGACTTTGTAGGATAGTAGTGGATTTCAGAACTTCCAACAAGGTAGATGTATCATTCAGATCAAAACACCGAATGTTTTCAAATGTCTTTTTACCTGGGTAGCCTGGTGTTGCGACCCAGACATCCCATTTATACGGCTTTGTCATTAAGAATTTGTTGATAGTATGCGTACAGATTTCTGACCCAGCATTTACCCACGGCACATAGTCCTGATCGACCCAAAGAACACGAATGCGTGTATCGGGCGGTTCAATCGTCTTCCATGTCGGCCATTTTTCGTATTTGAGGACAGCGGCCTTCTCGGGTTCCATTGGCGCATTTTGTCTTGCGCGCATGTCGCCGTACAGCAAGAAAACAAGCAAGAGTCCAAGAAGGACTATATACAACGAAGACATCCCTATTAAACGTTGCGTCTTTTTCGCGTGCTTTACCACGGGAATTACAGATAAGGAAGAACGGATTCATGTGCCGATGTTTGACTCGCAGGAGGAGCTTTACGCCACATATCCAATAGCATTGGATCAAGGGGTGCTTGACATTTGTGCCGTGCCTGTACATAGAGCATCATGCGGTAAATGTTCCAATGATCGTAGACACCAGCAAAATGAATTAAGAAATCTCCAGGTTTGTAAAGTCGGCAAGCAGGATCATTCGCAGTATCCCGTGGACCAAACACATAACTATTAAATTTCCAATGATCGTGGCATGTTTCAATATGCGCCTTGTCAACCACATTCGTTTCAAACAACTTGATCATTGCTGCATTGTCCCACCAAATGTGGTACATTAAATCGGTTTCTGCATAAGCACGTTGTAAATAGTCGCGCATCCAGGCGCTTCGACCACGAATCAGTAAATGGCCGTTGTTGTAATGATTACAAGCATCAAATGTCCAAAGCATATCTTTTGATGGCGGCAGCAGAGGAAGAATCTGCATTTCCAACGGCGTCTCTTGATCCAAAATAATTGCATCGGCATCGCTCCAAAACAAATAATCGTAATCATTCAAGTATTTCTGAATAAAATTAAATTTTGACCACGGAATGGGACGATCGCGATCCCAAACATCTTCGCCACCCGTGTGAAATGCATAGCCATGCTTTGCTGCATAGGCGCGTTTTGAAGCAAGACCAGGCTCCATGGCTTTTTTATAATCAGCGCCGACACAAAATGTCAGAATCGCAATACTTGGTTTTTTGGTGTCCATTTGTTTTCGTAGCATAAAGGAATGTTTAGACGGAGGGTGAAGAAGAAAGTCTTTGATAAAAATTGATGGATCCTTTCGTGAAATTGAAAGAAGTACCCTGATCCACAACACATATCATAACAAATGTCCTCTAGTGCTGCAGCAATTGCAGTACCAGCACTTCCTAAGACTAAGTATATTCGCAATGCCGATGGGCACTTTGTCTGCCCGCATTGTGGTGAAATTAAGGAAAAGCAGAACACTATGTATTACCATATTAAGAAAAACCACGATGAGGATCTGCCATTTGTCTGTAAAAAGTGCGATGATTCACCTCGCTTCCTACAAAAGACTGCTTATCTCCATCATTTGGCCGCCATTCACCCTGAGTGTCCTACAGAAGATAATGAAGTCAATCCATATGCTGGTGTAGAATATGCATGTCCTTTTACGGGCTGCTCTCATAAAACTCACACAAAAGCAAACACACTCATTCACTTTGCTCGTAATCATAGTAAGTCTTGGATTCCTTCTTTTAGCAAGGATGATGGCGGAAAATGTAGTGGGTGCGCCAAAGATTTCGCAAGTTCTTCTGCCTACCTTTATCATAGTGTAACGTGTCTTCGGAACAGCGCGCCAGCGGATCATAGTCGTATGCTCTCCAAAATCATCTAATATATGCCAGTAGCCAGTAGCGACTGAAAAAGAACCTAATACGACGCGGTCCTTTTTCAGTCGCTACTGACCAGTCCTTGTTGGTTCTTTTTCAGTCGCTACTGACCAGTCCTTGTTGGTTCTTTTTCAGTCGCTACTGACCAGTCCTTGTTGATTAAGTGAAGGTAAAACCGCAAAGCGGTTTTACTCGATACTTAATCAACAAGAACCCGTATAACCAGTACGAACCGAAAAAGAACCTACTAAATTGCGAAGGCAATTTAGTAGGTTCTTTTTCAGTCGCTACTGACTGACTATAAAAATTGAATATGACCCTAAGACCCTATGACCAATATCATTCCTTCTTAAAAAACTTCATATGGGCCGTCATTGCTACTTCGGAAATGGATTTGAATACAAGTTCTGGGTGGGTATTCAGGATAGTGGATTTAGCTTTCTGGAGAGTGCAGGCGTTAAGGAGTGTGTTCTTAGAAATTATGACTTGCGTTTGTGGGCAGAAAACGACGGCGAACATTTATTTTGCTACGCAAATTGCGACAAGGAAATTCGGAATCCACGCAACATGATACGGGTAAAAGACTGCCTATTCTGTGATGTCGAGTGTCTAAACAATTTCACGGGCGTATTCATCGATAATGCCGAGGATGATATCGAATATCGTGAGCGCAAATATCACTTTGCTGTTTGGGCTGAAACATATGCTGGCGGTGAAACTATTACCGAGGATGACCTGGAAAAACTAGATGGGTTCAATTGCGACTGGAATGAGTTTCTAGAGGAAGCCTTGTGCGAACAAAATGTCACATTTGACTTGAATGTTGATCGCGAGAAACTTTTGGAGCATATCAAGAACTACTGCTACGAAATTCCTAAGTTTGATAACTATTTATGCGACACAGATGGAACTGACAAGATGTATAGGGATATACTCAAAAATCAGGAGCATACATCTGAATATGCAAACTTTTGTCTAGCCTGTATTGTATATCATATGTCATCGTATGACGATACCATATGTGGAGAATATGAGACGTAAAAATGCTGAGCCGCCATAGCCAGTAGCGACTGAAAAAGAACCGACTCTTTAGTCGGTTCTTTTTCGGTTCGTACTGGTTATACGGGTTCTTGTTGATTAAGTATAGAGTAAAACCGCAAAGCGGTTTTACATGATACTTAATCAACAAGGAATGGCGACTGAAAAAGACACTAAGCAATGACATTATCGCGGATCAAATAAAATCCATGATATCCCGTTACAGCGAAACCAAGCAGCAAAAGCATTTCATAATAACGTCTGCTTGCCTCTTTTTTCAATGTGCCGATGATGATAAGTAACGGCGCAACCAAGAAAACATGGATCCAGTTGATCCACGCACTGCGTCCTTCTGCGAGTTTTTGATAGGCCTTGTATCCATGGTAGAAGAAGATGAACACACCAAGGACTAAAATGGGTGTAAAGGCCGACTCGGGAATCGTATCAGGAGCAAAACCGGCATACAAGAAGGCGGGACCGATCACAAAGGCATGGAAGGCGTGAATGATGTTGGCCGTCATAGACATCTTTGTTTGTTGTACGTTGAGAAAAAGCATTGAGGTAAAAAATTGATGAAATGACCTTGTATAGTCATAAATAATCATTGTGAAATGGACATAACGAAGCCAAAAACGAACGAACATGAACATAAAGATGAAGATAGGCTCAACGCACTTCATGAAATGATGTATTATGCGATGCACGTTAAAGACCAAGCCTGTTCAGATGCTGCCCTCTTGTGCTGCGATCTTCTTCGGATTGGCGGTAATTCCCAACTTGAAAACCCTCTTGTTCAAAAATACATATACTACGCTCGACTCCATATTGGATGTGGATGGACTAATGAGAACCAATAAGCGAAGGCACTTCCAAATGTATAAAAAACATTTCATTGTAAGTGGGTCCAACCAGTTTTAAGGGCTTTCCATTTTCCTGTGTTCCGTGAATAAACAACCCATCTGCGATCGCCAATTTTCCTTTTTTCATGTAGTCGTCTTGGATTTGAACAAGGCGCAAAAGTGTTTCTTTCTTCACACAATAGGCCTGTGTTCCAAACGGGCATGTCATAATACGAAAAAACGAGCTTTCCACATGCGATGTGTGACGTGTTCCGTCATGCCCTGTGCCAACAAATGGCGGAATATAATACATCATACAGACGTTCCAATCGTGAATTTCTTTTTCCAAGCGATCCAGCCATTCAAACAGCGCCGATGCTGAATCACAGCAAATACCAACATCGTCTTCAAATATCATCGCATGTGTCACATTGTCCTCCAAGGCTTGCCTCATAGCATTCACGTGTGCTAAAGCGCATCCAACAACGCCTTTCGTGAGTTTCTGTCCATCATCAAATCGCGAATCATCATAAGGGACATTCGTATAAACACCTTCTATAACTTTTATGATTACGTTTGTCAATGCGTTTGTGGAAATGGAAAAAAATGCACGCAAAGCGTCCACGTTCTTTAATCTATCTTTTGCAGCACTACTATGAATTATGTAAACACCCAACTTCATATTTGATGTTTCCATAGATCGATTTGTTTATGTAGTTCCTAACATGGGTTTGCTGGCCAGTCCTTGTTGATTAAGTGTAGGTAAAACCGCAAAGCGGTTTTACTCGATACTTAATCAACAAGAACCCGGATAACCAGTACGAACCGAAAAAGAACCTACTAAATTGCGAAGGCAATTTAGTAGGTTCTTTTTCAGTCGCTACTGACCGCCTGGCGTGGCTAACTTCAAAATTAACGACGATTTGTACCAGAATTTGTATTGTATGGCTTAGGATACCACGATTTCTTTGACGACATTCTCTATTCTATTAGCATTGACAAAAGAGTTTCTGCTGATTCAAGAGCCCCTTCCATCCATGTTTGATGAAGGCTAATCGATTCGCCGCATACATAGACACCGGGCGATGGATTATGGGCTTCTTTGCTGGCCTTTTCAACATCGTAGGTACCAGGCAACCAGTAAGAACATCCACTTGTCCAATCGTGTTTTGCCAAATACGACGGCATTGGTATTTTTTTGTCTGGAAATAAAGCATGCACTTCAGTCATAATGGCCGTCTTCAACGTCTTATCATCCAATGGTCGCCAAATATCTGTATCTTTCCCGTCCGTATAACTGATCATAATCAATCCTTTTTTGGCATCTATAGGAATAATATAACGAAGCGGTCCTGCTGTAATCGTTTTTGGCAAATCTGCAAACCAGACTTTATGGGTGCGAGGATGTTTTGGAAAGACCGCATATATGCGCATAAGAGCAGAAGTGCCCACTTGTTTGAGAAGCGGCATACCTTTCAAAACGCTAAAATCAGATAAGGAACAACGACATGTCGCTATGACAACGCGGTGCGATTTGTAGACAAAAGGTTTTGCTTCCACCTTTTTTCCGTAATCGCCATGGACTACAAACAGACCATCTTCCCCTTTTTGAATGTCATGAACGCGATGGCGATTTTTCAGCATCGCACCGGCCGTTGCAGCTGCCGATACAAGGCCTGTTGCCAACGTATCAATGCCCTCTATAATTCCATAATAGGCGGATGATGACTCTATGCCCATAGTTTCCTTTGGTTCAAACAGGGGTAGGGCAATATCGGCACGCAGCATATGAATTTCAGCCCAATAAGGGTATGCTGCAAAAATCGGGTGAAATGTGGACGGAACCAATTCGGCGATTGTGTGCGTCGCCAAGACATGTTTGGGCAAGCGTGCTAACTGGGCGCGCAAAGGCTCAAAAAGTGCATTAAATGGATTTGCTACAGGTTCGTGGCCTTCCGCCTGAAAAATCGTTTCAGTTGTGATCGGAAAGGTATGAAGATGAAAACGTTTTACAAGGGCTGCTACGCGTTTATGAGTGTGAAAGATTCGGCCTGCACCGATTTCATATTGAAGTCCATGGTCGCCGCGAAATGTAAGAGCGCGGCCACCGAAAGCAGGATAGCGTTCTAGAAGCAAGACTTGATCGCCGCGTTTCGCAAGTTCTTCGGCAACTTGTAAACCGGCTAATCCACCGCCAACTATGATCGTGTGGAACATAGATCTTCCTGTTAGTATTTAAGAAAGTGAATCAATCCATGTAAGAACCTCGGATGTCTGATTGGATCGAAACGTTGCTTTGATTTTTTTAGGACTCATGTACATGAAGGTTGGAAATGCCTTGACGCTACAATATCCTGGTGTGTATTCGTTTTGTACATAATCGCACTTGTACACAGAGATGTTTTTAGCAGTTGCTGCAGCGGCTATCGCATCGCAATCAAGCGCCTTACAAGGGCCGCACCATGCTGCCGTAAAATAAACGATCCAGGTTTGATCAGGATGTTCCTTGTCAAACCAAAGTTCTTCAAATTGTGCCTGTGTTTCCAACAGATTCATCCGTATTGCTTGGTAATAAAGTCATAGGTGCCTTTTAGACCACCAGCAAGTACGACGGCAGTTAGAACACCTGCGACTATTGGACCCGCACCGCTGCTACTTTCGACGGCACCACCACCACCGCCGCCACCGCGCATCGGCGGTAGCAGATCGGGAAGGGGTGCGTTCGGAAGCAGACTGGACGGCGCCGGCAATCCACTCAAGGGCGAATATGGCATAGTTGAAGACAAGGAAGGCGTCTTGAGTTCTTTGATTGCTTTCACGACAGGTGGTGTGACTGCCAGTGGGAGCAATGTCTTCACCATTTGCGACAAGAAACTAAAATCGGGAACTGGTGGCAGCGGCAGCCAATCCAGCCACTTGATGTTCCCTTCTGTTGCAGATGTTGATGATCCACCACCGACTCGGAATACAGACGAATCTGTAGGTTCAAACACAAGGCTGTATGGCATTGGAGGGGTTACACCCTCTTGTAAGACAGAGGATGTCATGAAAAAGGCGTGAAAAGCATCCCAGGCTACCCACAACCATCCAAATAGAAACAAGAAGATGTTGAAACAACTAAACATTTTCGCAAATCCTTGACCCCAATTTCCCAAATAGAATTGATTGGCGCCAAGAAATCCAAGAAAGACGGCAAGAATCGTGTATGTTACATAGGACTTTTCTGCAGTTGCTGCTGTTGCTGTTGCATTGCCGCCTCCTGCTGCTGTTGCTGTTGCTGTTGAACTGCTGCCCTCTAGGAACACACCGCGTCCAATACCACGAATCCAATCAAAGGGCGAACTCAGTCCTTCTTTACGAATCTTCTGGCCTTCTTGTAAAATCTGGGCGCAATCCCAAAAATACCAAAATCCGAAAGAACACAGATTCATCAAGAACTTCTGCGTTCCTGTTCCGAAACTCCGCAAATAGAAGTGATCCAATCCCATAAAGCCGCCCAAGAAGCTCAATGCAACAAAAATATAATAATTGCGATCGGGTCCACCCCAAGTGTCCACATCACTCACGTGGTGTGGAATATGATCCTTGAAATCTACGTTGTCGGTAGACATATCCCTACCTGTACAGGTTGATTAAGTATTGCGTAAAACCGCAAGGCGCTTTTACTCAAATTAAATCAATCTGTATAGGGTAGTGTGTGAAAACTGATCTTTTTTTCATTCGACAATAGCGGTTCGGTTTATCAATCTTACACAGTAAACAGCACACCGCCAAGACCCGCTACGATGCGCAGCACATTGTAATTGGTCGCGTATACAGTACAGCCCGCCGAACGACTTGTGACATACGGGCTCATTCGGAGTTGAAGTACTATGCTATCTATACGGCTTCCATTACAACTGCCTTGAGGCTGTGCAGCCTCCGGGGCAAGACTGAAACTATAAACATAAATGAAATCATTTGGGATGGCCGTGTGGCGCTGGTACGGCTGTACCAGTCGGAAATATTGCGCCGACTGCTCTTCAAATCGGTCGTAGCCGTCCAGTTGAACAAGACCTGTTGCGATCAAATCCAGGTTCGGAATGCCAAATTCATTCAACATACGGCTTCCATAGTTAAACCATTCATGTGCCTGAAGCATGCGATCCTGGTTCACTACCCAAATCATTTCCTTCATCGGGTGGTTGAACGTTAAGGGTACATTAGTGATCGTTGTATTTTGCGGAATGGAGTAACGTTTCTGTTGCTGCGTCTGTTCAATCAAATACTCGTGTTTTGAAGACACAAACCGCCGGCGTTCCTCAGTATCCAAATAAATGAAATCACCCCACAACGTCATGTCCGTAATCACAGGCGGTCTGGCCATAAGTTGCGTCGGCGGCGTCGTGCCATTCACGACGGCATCCTCCAAACTATTGCTAAAAATCAAGTCGTTGCCGTTCTTCAGTCGCATATAAATCTTGATCGGTGTTGCCTGAAGTGCTAACAACGGCAGTGCGAGTCCTGGATTCTTACAGAACCAGAATTGGAACGGAATGAAGAGCCGTAACGGACCCTTCTGTGCCGTGTCGTTATAGACTTCCAGTTGTCCCGTCATATGTTCAACACCTTGTTTCTTGGACCCCGGTGTTGAAAGTTGTGCCCACAGATACAAAAACTCGCCGTACTGCCGATCAATCTCTTGCTGACCGATCCAAATGCTGACATAATCAATCATAGCATATCCGATACCATTCACCCAACTCACAGAATTGGTAATCGTCGCATAATCCGTCGGTGGCTCTGTTATAACTCCGGTGGGCGGCGGCAGCGGTCCTGCAGGCGTGATTTCGGGAAGTTCGACCTCCAAATACAATTGACTCAGCAAATCGCCATTTCGTGGAATAGTTGTCGTAATAAGCTTTCCAAATTCGGCCGCTGTGTCAAATGGAATCCGCTGCGTCTCAATACTAAAATTCGTATACCGACGATACACTTGTTTGAAAAACGTAGTTTGTGGATTACCGGAAAGGTAGACATCCTGCCGCCCCGTCGCGACAAGCTGAAGCAAACCACCTGAATTGGACATGTGACCACTCTACATTCTACCACGTGTTTCTTGTTGTGATGTCCTCCGCAGCTGCTTAGTGCGGCGTGTAGACGCCGAATTTTCCATCTAATTCAATAGAATGGCGTTTACAACGACGCAAACAATGGATAATGCGCTATTGCGCGGACTTCAATTCCGACTTCCCAATAATGCGCCAATTTCATCCCTATACTCGTTATATGCGAACGGACAGGGAGCGACGTACTGGTCAAACAGCGTCAATCCAACGGATCTCTCAACCCTCAGTACAGCGATCGGGCATACAAACAGCACGATTCAATTTCAGTCTTCGCAAATAAGCACATTGTTTGGATTAGAATATGGGTTAAGTACAAATGCCAGCATTTTTTCCAATGCAATCATTTCATCCGTCAATAGTACTATTCTTGCCTATAGTTCCATCTCTTCGTACATTTTTATTGTTGAGGATGTAAACAAAGCACTTCAGGCAGGTCTGTCAACGGTTAGCACAGCAAGCGGAATTCAGAATATAAGCACATATTCTACATTAACGACGAACTTGAATGCAAACATTTCAACTGCTACCAATTCATCAATTGCCTACACAAATAGGCAATTATCAACGGTCGCTGGACAAACAAGTACTCAAGTGCGACTTCTGAGTACCTCAGTTGGAAATGCCATAGCAAATCTATCAACTTCAACTGGAAACAAATTCAGTACAAATACGGGACTCTTTAGCACAAATTTGTACTTGATCGGAAGTTCCTTTATTAGTACGATGAATGTTACGAATTCAACTATCAATGGGTTGGCATTGCGCACAGCGAATCTGGAAACCCTGAGCACAAACCAGAGTTCTATAACATTTAATTGGATCAGTAGTGCAAATGTTCAAAATAATCGGATTTTGACATCTACATTCAATGCAGCGATTCTGCCACTCTCGACGGCTGTAAGTACACTCATTAATACAACAAACTTCCTTTCAACTAGTTACAATACTCTTAGTACGTTTACCTATTCAAACATTGCTGCTTTGACAGCTGGATTCGCACAGCAGTCAACAACCATTTACGACCTACAATTTGAATTTTCAACCATTACAACAAGTTCGATTTTAGCTGGAATTTATTTGACATTCTTCCAACTTGAAGAATTTACATCTACGCTTGTGGGAAGCACCATTAACACTATTAATCCTACATTGTCTACAATTTATACATCAACCATCCAACAAAATAACTCTATCGCAACCTCATTTTACAGCAGTTTCTTCAGCAGTTTGTTTTATGCAGCAGTCAGCAGTGTCATTCCGTCTACATATTCCTATATGAGCACACTTATTACCACACTCAATTCAACTGGAATGGCACTTGTCTACAGCACAACGACGTCAACGGCTATTGGATTGAACGCCTCTTTGTTTAATTCCAGTATTTTGGGATACATTTCAACACCTGCCGGTCAGCAAATTAGCACAACAAGTTCCCAAACGGCTGCTATTCTAAATGGATTAAGCACCAGTTCCTCTGCTAGCGTTTCGACGACCACGGGACAGAGTGCTTCATCGCTCAACACGATTACGAATTCGACTATAACTGCCTACAACACATTTGTTGCTGGTTTGAATGCCTCTGTCTCAACGTCCCTTGCATCGACTCTGTATACCGAACAGGTGATCAACTTGACCAGCAATGCATATGCCGGTCAGATGGATATTGTGAACAACCGCAATTTCTACATTAACGTTTTTAACCTTAACTCCAACACGAATTCAAACTACATGGTCTATTATGATTCGAACGGAATCTCTGCGATTGATTATCGTCAGGGTGTAATCAGTCTGAATGTGAGTACTCTAGGGTATGCAGGAAGTAATCACTCCTTTGTATTTGATGTGTACCAATACGGAGTTCCTACATCCGTTTGGGGCGCTTTTTATCCTGGTATTGTGAATTACAATTACTTGTCTCAATATTCCTACACGATTAAGAGCGGCATCTTGTACACAAATCTGTTGGGAGTCTATCCCGTCTTGGATGTCACAAATTTCTCGTTTACATCTATTTCCAATGTTTTTATTGGTTCAAACAATTCGCCGGCAAACAATACATTCTGGTACAGCACGCCGATGACGTTTACGTGGTCAAATTACAATGGATTCCCAAGCAACTACGGGGGTCCGCCTTTCAATCCTCAAATCGTTTGCGCGATTTATCAAGGCGCCAATCTGTTAACAAATCAACAGGTTGATTTTGGAACAAGCACGATTACACTGAATGTGCCGTTTGTTCCCTCCACGATTGCGACAGGCTTGAAAGCACAAATCTATGTAGCTGGCAAGCGTGCGAATGGCTTCTCCTATGACTTTACGGCGGTCAATTCCCGTTTCGATACGATCACGCTCTGTAACGTCGCAAACACACCAAATGGACTTGGCTATTCATTCATTGGCGGTAATGAACTGGTCGTTCGCACACGAAAGGGTGCCTATCCTCTTAAGAATGTGGTGCCTGTGAATTCTTCCTTTGGAAACGGCGCTTACTATAATGAATCCATGTATTCGACCAGCAATCTTACAAATGGTATTTTAAACGTATTTGGCACCTCGCCAAGCAGCATTTACACATCGGTCTACCCTGCGCCTGTCATTGGACTCACGAATGGCCAAATGTATCAGACAACGTCCGCTGGAAACATCCAGATTTATTTCAATCCAAATGATACTCAGTTGAGCACGATTCTGGCAGTAGGCAACACGATTGGCCAAAACTTGTATTACACACTTCAAAATGTATCAGGAACAAGCACAAGTGGAAAATTCCTGGGACGTGTTATTGATACAACATTGAGTGGAAATCCAGTGAAGCGTCTTGATTCACTGAATCCTGTGACGGGATTTTCCGAATTGTTTACCACCAGTGGACTCGTCGCAAATTTAGTTCCTGAATATATACTGCCCACAACGCTGAGTACAACAACCTATGTGCAGCAGCAAAACTTTATTGGTGTTCAGAATTCCAACATGCAGTACAATGCTACGTGGGGACCGCAATACGGAAGTATGTTGGCTTATTTTATTTTCCAAAACAATATGGGGAATTACATTGACAGCGGATACTTTACATCTCTTGTAGGACCGACTCCTGTCTTTACGACAAGTTCCAAGGTGGACACGTACTCGCTGCGTTTCAACGGCACGAATGTTGGATATAGAGCCGCAAATCCGATCCTTACCAATTCGATTACTATGGCGGGTTGGTTCTATCAGGGAGGTGAAGGTACAACACCTTTTGACGGCACGATCATGAGCATGGGATCCAACAATAATAACGTGTTGCGCCTTCGCTTCACAAACGATGTAAATGTTGTCCGCTTTGAAGCGTCGGTGGGTGGCGTCTTTGATTTTGTCGTTCCTTCTGCACCGGCGCTGTCCAATGGCCAGTGGAACTTTGTGGCTGCTACGCTGAATGCAACGACTTCAACGATGAGCGTGTATTTGAACGGCAGCAGTGGAACGACCACCAACATCGTCAACAAATTGTCGAACGTCCCGCTTGTTTCTTCTTTTATTGGAAATTCGTATGATGCAGGATCGTATTTCAATGGATACATAGATGAACTTGCCATTTGGAATGTTGCGCTAACGCCGCAGGAAATTAGCACTATTTATGGAACGCAACGAAGCCCGTTTGCCGTTCCTCAGGTGTTGCGCTACAATCTTCGCATTCCGAATGACGATACGATTGAAGAAATGGGTTTCTACAACTTGTACTGGTCATCGCCCGTCACAAGTTATTTCCCATCGACAGCTATTGCCTCAACACTTCTCACGGTGTCTGTATCTTCTGGAACCACGATTTATAGAAGCACGATGACGCTGACGGGTGCGCAAGCCGCCGTTTATCAGTTCTAAGCCCTTGGGCAAGGTGGGGCGAGGTAGGGCGAGGTGCGGGCTGAGGCGGGGTGGCCCCGCCCTTACCGGTTTAAGAATCCTTGCTTGTTAGACAAGTAAAGATGCTTGCTCATCATCCGACAACAGGACAGCCAATTCGTATCCTGAAAACCGAGACGCAGATCTCTTACGATCAAAAGACCCTTGTTTGGGTTCGCGAACATTTTCAGGCCTCAGAGCGCTGGGCGCGATGGAACCTGCTTCTCACAGAAGTCAGTGCTTATGCCAAATGTGGTGAAAAAGAACCTGCAGCTATCGTTTTACCCTCTGATGCAAAAGCAGAGGACTGGAAGGCGGTGTTTCCAAAGATCTTTACACCAGAATCTCAGTGCCTTCTTGTAGGCACATCGGCTGTACTAGATGCCTTTGCAGAAGAAGGGCTGACCTGTGATAGCACATTGATTGCCGAAGATTTGTACGATCAGTTTCCGTTTCTTGGTGAACCGATTCAAAAAGAGGATAGTCTGTCAAAAATTGTTCTGAGCGTTGCCCATCTTTTGCGAATGAATGTGCTTGTATGGTCTGAACCCGTTGATCGCAATCTTCTTGATTTTTCAACCCGCGTTCAGCACGATGCCTGGAAGAAAACGTGTGAAGGACGCCTTCTGTCTACATCAGGAGATCCAAGCATAGTTCCCGAAACATGGCTGATTCAGCAGTTCTTTATGCATACAAGTGGGCGGCGTAATAGGGAGTTGCGCAACGCACTTCAAAAAAATCTGGATTGCGAATACATTGATCATATTCTTTTCCTGAATGAAAAGGACTATGAGGAGATTCCAGCACATCCGAAGATCAAAAGTATTGTGATTGGGCATCGTCTTACATATTATGATGTACTGGAGGCTGCTCTCACGTATATTCCGAAAAACGATTTTCTTGTGTTTAGCAATTCCGACATTTCGTTTCAGCAAACTCTGCGCTGTCTGTGGCATATTTCTATGAAGGAAAAGCGCCTGTTTATGGCACTTCTTCGTTGGGAAGATACGGATCCCATCACGCTCTTCGGCCCCCGTCCTGATTCACAGGATGCATGGATCCTTGCGCGCGAATGTCTTGATTTTACTCTTAGTCGTGATGAATTTGGATTTCCGTTTGGCAAACCAGGTTGTGACAACGCTATCGCACTTCTTTTCATGAAATACAAATTCCTTGTTACAAATCCAGCTTACACACTTCAGACGATTCATCATCATTCAACCGCGATCCGAAATTACGATCCTCGTGATGTCCTGTATCGCCCGTTTTACCTGTACATTGAACCGACACCGATTCAGTCTCTTCGCGTTGTGAAAGACTTGTCAGCATACTTTGTAAAAGGCGACCTTCGGAAGAAATGGGATAGTCATAAACTTGGAAAATCGTTTTCTCGCCCGTTGCTTCCAATTGACGAATTGTCACCCGTCTTCCAAAAAACCTACGCCGCTCTTGCCTCAAAAGGGTTTCTGCTTCATGCACAAAATCTATGGACACCTCCCCCAACTGCCGAACCTCTTCTTCATTTCCACGGCAATGGCGGGCATTTCATTACACCCCAAGGACTCGTGAGCAATTTCCGTGAAATGATTGTCGGAAATTCAGGATGGAAAGAGAAATGGGAAATGAGTGCACAAAGTAGTCTGACAAGTAGTCTCTATGTTCCGTCCTTTATCTCTGTTCCGTGCGACGATGCGACTATGAACAATCTTGGTAAATGGGTACTTCATTATTTGCCTAAAGCACTTTCTATTCGCCGAATGGTTGATATAACTCCTGCAGCAGAATTTCTAGTCCCTCATTTGCCAGACATTGGCTCGTTTTTGACGGATTGTGTATGGATTGATGGTGATTCGCGCGGAAATATCACGGTGATCCCGCATATGAACGATATTAATTATTATGCAGAGAATGTATGGGCAGTTCCTCCCTCTGAAGACAGCACCTCGTTCGCCACTACAGCAGAAGATGTAGAACTCCTTCGTTCCCTGCTTCCTATTCCTGCTGCCGATGCTACTGCTGCTGCTACTGCTAAACCTGTTGTTGTTTTCTGCCTTTCAAACGGCGATGAAAAGTCTGTTGTCTGTAGTCGCGGTTGGTCGGAACTTGTTGCCGAAAATGTATTTCACGACGGCTGGGTTGTTCGCTACATTGCCGATACAGATACTCCTTCTGTACGCAGGAAGGCGCTCCAAGACGCTTCTTGGATCCTTGGAGAAGTTGGATCTTGGGGAATGGATTGGATTTGGATGGCACCACAGGCCGCCCATATAGTTGAAATCGCAACGACAACTGCTCTTCACAAATATGAGTCTGTGA